CACACCATATAGGCCGCCGTGGCCAGTAGCGCGAATGCCGCCACGATGGGATTTGCGATCAGGAACACAGCCAGCGCACGCAGGCCCACCAGTAGGAACGAGGCTCCGCTGCGCAGCAGTGCGAAGGCCCGGCCCAGCATGAATCCCAGGCGGTACAGGATGCCCATGCCGCCGGCTACCGCGCCAGTGGCAGCGCCGGTGCCGGCAAACATCAGTGCCAGACGCGCAAACAGGAACCGCACCAGCATGGCCTTGCCCGCGATCAACGCCAGGGGCACCAGCACGGCACCCAGCACGGCCACCAGGGCCGCGCCACCAATCACCAGCTTCATCACCCAGCCCACCAGTACCGGGTGGGCTTGCACCCAGCGCCCAAAGCCCTCGATCAGCGGGTTAACTGCCTTCATCAGCTGCAGCAGCGCAGGTGCCAGGCTCTCGCCCACCACCGTGCCCAGGTTGAAGGCGCGGTTCTTCGTCATCTGCCACTGCGCCGACAGCGCGGCATTGCGCGCCGCAGCCTCCCGCGCCATCGAGCCCTTGGCCCCGGCGCCGTTGGCCAGCTCGCGCTGGCGTGCCAGTTCCTCGGGCTTGTCCACCAGCTTGGCCAGGGTGTCGCTGTGCTCCATGCCCACCAGCTCCACCATGACGCCGATGCGCTTTTCTTCTGGCAGCTTGCCAATGGCCGCAATCACCTGGTTCAGCGTGGTGGTGGCATCCTGGCTCATGCCCTTCTGCACGGCCTCGGTGGAAAGGCCGATTTCCTCCATGGCCGACTTGAACTTCTTCGTGCCCTTCGTGGCCGCCGCGAACTTCTGCACGATGGCATTGGCCGCAGTGCTGGCGGCCTCGGGGCGCTCGCCCAGCGTCAGCAGGGTGGAGCCCAGCGCTGCGGCGTCCTGCGCGCTCATGGCCACGGTGGACACCACGCCGCTGGTGCGGTTCAAAAAGTCGATGATGTCCGCGCCCTTGCTGATGGCGTTGTCGTCAAGGTAGTTGATCGAGTCGGCCAGCCCCCGAATGTCGGTCAGCGGAATCTTGAAGTTCTTGGCCACCTTGCCCATGGACTCCGTTACCTCATCCGGCACTGCGTCAAAGGCCGTGGCCATCTCGCTGGCCAGCAGCGTGAATTCCTTGAGCTGTCCCGTGGGCACCTCCATGCGCGCGGCGGCCGTCATCATGGCGGTGATTTCGGTGGTGGCCAGGGGAATCTGGCCGCTCAGCTCGCGCACGTCGCGCTCGGCCTGCCTGTATACCTCGGTGAGCTGACCCATTTCATTGCGGGCGCCCGGCACCTGGCGCGCGATGCCCAGCATGGCGTCTTCGTGCTGGGTGTAGTTGCGCACCGGCCCCATGCCGATCTCCACGCCCCTGCGGCCGGCGGCCTGCATGGCCATGCCCGCGCCTGCGGCCATGCCGGTGTGCAGCATGGCCTTGGCATGTTTCTCCCTCAGCTCCCCCAGCTTTCGATGGTGCCGTGCCAGATCGTTCACCGCTGCCTTCTGCTTTTGCATGGCGGCAGTGGCCTGCTCAACTTCTGATTTCAATCGGGCCTGGGCGGCGCCCAGGTTGCCTGTGACACCCATGGCGTTGAGCGCGGCGCGGGCCTTGACGGCTGCGGATTTCTGCAGTTCCAGCGCCTCCGATAGCTTGCGCACCCCGCTTTCCTCGCGCTTGATTTGCGCTGCGGTGGCGGTGCCGCTGGCTTTCATGCCTGCCAGCAGGTTCTGTTTTACCTTCAGGGCGTTGTTCAGCCGCGCCAATTCGGCCGCGTGCTTTTGCACGTTGCCCACGGCGGACTGCTGTTCGTTCAGTTCCTTGAGGCGGTCGCGGGCGGCCTTGAGGGCGCGGGCAGTCTCGCCGCTGGCACCGCCGATGCGCTTCATGGGCGCGAGCACGCGCTCGGCCATGTCCAGCACCACGCGCAGGCGCAGGTTTTCAGCCATGGCGGGCTCCCTTTGGGTGCCCGCGCTCAGTGGCGTGGTTCAGGCCTGCGGCGCTTGGCGCTGCGCTGCGCGGGTCTCGGCCAGCAGCGCATCGGTTTCGGCCAGCAGTGCCTCCATCTCGGCCAGCTCGGCTGCGCGCTGCGGTGCCTGCACGGCATCGCGGTGCAGCACCCACAGGTACACCGGCAGCAGCAGCACGCCCAGCACCACCACCGCCAGGGCGGCGATCAGCAGGTAGGCAATGGCGGTCAAGAGCATGGTTCATTGTTGCACAGGGTCAGTCTTGGGGTTCGTGGCGCTTGTGGGCGCGCTCGCGCCACTGCATCAGCTCGGGGATGGAGAAGCCGCCCATGTCGGCCGGCGTCCAGCCAAACACCAGCGCCAGGTCGGCCATAGCGTCTTCTACGCGGTCTGGAAGTCAGCAAAAAACCGACCACCACCGTGCCCAGGTTCACCAGATCGGCGGGGTCGAGGGCGTGCATCTCTTGCTTGTGCAGCATGGGCTGGGTGATGCGGGGCAGCACCGCCTGCAGCGCGTCCACCTTCATTTGCAGCAGCTCGGCAAGGCTTACGCCCCGCAGTTCGCCTGCGGTGGGCTTGCGCAGGGTCACCTTGTCAATGGTGAGTGCGCCGCGCTTGATGGGGGTGTCGAGCGTCACGGTGTTGGCTGCTGCCGTGTCGGTGGTGCCACTGGTCTGGGTGATTTCGGTGTCGGGTGTCGTCATGATTTTTGGGGATGAATGGGGGAGGTGTGCCGCCCCTGACGGGGCAGCGTTTCAATCAGGGGGCCGGGTCAGATTCCCAGGGCGTTGCGCACGCCTTCGAGCCGGTCGATGCCGTCCACGATTTCGACCATGTTCACCAGGTCGATTTCGATCAGCACCTCGTTGTCGATGGACAGCTTGTAGTAGCTCAGCGCGCTTTTCACGGTGAACTCGGTCTTGTCGCCCGCCTTGGCCTTGCCCTGGTCAATTTCGGTGTGGCGGCCACGCACCACCACTTCGAGCGCCTGGATTTCCTCGCTGTCGTCGGCCTGCAGGGCAGCGGCAAAGCGCAGGCCCACAGCGTCGTGCTTCATGGCACCCCATTGCGTGAGCACGTCGCGCAGGATGCCGCCCGCCTTCCATTCGAGCTCCAGCCCCTCCATGCCGAAGTCGGCCTTGATGGGGCCGCCCATGCCGCCGGCGCGCCAGTCTTCGGTTTTGCGGGTGAGCTTGGGCAGCGTCACTTCGTCCACTTCGCCCAGGTAGGAGAGGCCCTCGTTAAAGAGCGTGAAATTCTTGATCTTGCGGGGCAGTCCCATGATGGTCTTCCTTCAATGTGATGGGGTGGGCGGGTCAGCGGCCAGCGGCCACGCGGGCGGCAAAGTCGCCGAAGTAGCGGTCGGTGATGCGCTGGCGGAACGTGAGGTCTTCAATCGGCGGGATGGGCGTGTAGTCGTAATCGATCACCAGCTTGCCGGTCTTGAGGGTGGCGCTGGTGTTGATTTCTTCGTCGTACCAGGCGCTGCCGTCCAGGATGTAGCCGCCCGCGCGCAGCTCGCGGAACTTGGCGTTCACGCCTTCGATGATGTCTTTGACGATGCTCGGGTGCATCGGCTTGTCCACCGCCCACATGTGCGCCTCGGCAATGCTGTCGGCCAGCACCTGGGCGGTGCGCACGGCGCTTTCAAAGGCGAACAGCGGTTCCTCGCTGCAGGTGCGCGAGCCCCAGAAGCGAAAGCCATCGCGGTTGATCAGCGTGGTGACCTCGGCCGCGTTCAGCACGCCCGCGTCGGTGGCGGGGTTCTGCAAGTCCCAGTAGATGTCGCGGCTGATGCCCGTCACGCCATTGACGGCCATGTTCGACAGGGTCTTGTGCCAGCCGATCTCCAGATCGATCTTGGCGCGCAGGCCCAGCGCGTAGGCCGTGGCCGGTGCGTCCACGGTGGCGTTGGCGACGGTGCTCCAGCGCTGGAAGTCGGGGTGGATCACCATCAGCTCGCGCGCACCGAAGTTGTCGCGGTAGTCGGTGGCGGCCGCCACGGTCTCGGCGCCGTTGGTGCCCACGTAGGCAAAGCCGCGCAGCTGCTGCGCAATGCTGGCCAACGCGGTGGCCACGGGCAGGGTGTCCAGCCCCGGCGCGCCCAGGATGCGCGGCTTGATGCCCAGCTGCGCCGGCGCGGCCAGCAGGGCCTTCATGCCGGTGTACTGGCCGTTGGGCAGGACTTCGCCAATCACGTTGCTGGTCAGGTCTGCGGCCTTGGCCTCGGGCGTTTCGCCCACGCCGTCGGGCACGCGCACCACCACGATGATGGGGCGGCACTGCTGGCTGATG